ACTCTTTTCTAATATGCTAGGTATGGGAGCAGGAAGAGGTATAAGGGGCATCCTTCCACTAATTTTAATGATGCTTTTAGGAAAGCGTTCAAATATGTTCCGATACGGAGGATTAAGTAATCCAATGTTTGGAGAGGGAGGTATAGCAAAAGGCACCGCCGCAGGATATCCTGCAATCTTACACGGAACTGAAGCAGTAGTGCCTCTTCCAAATGGTAGATCAATACCTGTAGAAATGTCAGGACAAGGTTCCTCTGTAAATAATGTAAGTGTAAACGTAAGCGTAGATAATAATGGAAATGGTTCAGTAAGCACTAATAGTGCAAATGAGTTAGGCGCAGTTATAGGACAAGCAGTACAAATAGAAATTCAAAAGCAAAAAAGACACGGCGGATTACTTAGTCCGTACGGAGCAAAATAATGGCACAGTTTCAATTTACAATTTCAGCAGGTGATATAGGCACAGGAGATCCAGCATCAGATGTTACTGTCGTAGCAGATCGAGGATTGTCTCGTCAGTTTATGCCTAGAGTATTAACTGCTAAATTTGGAGACGGATATGAGCAGAGAGTAGCAGATGGAGTAAACCCTTCAGATCAAAATTTTTCCATAACTTTTAACAACAGAGAAGCTTCAAAAGTAAATGAAATTGCTGCTTTTTTTGATGCAAAAATTGGAAAGTCTTTTCCAATGACTGTAACAGACCATTCCGGAGATACCGAAATAAAAGTAGTTTGTGATAACTATGCAATTTCTTACATTGCAGAAAACTTTCACAGTTTATCAGCCTCCTTGAGAAGAGTATATGAGCCATGAGCAATAATCAGTACGTAACTTTAGTAGACACAGATGTAACAGGTGTTGAAGCACATAAAAATACTAGGCTTAACGTAGATTTTACTAGGGTTGCGTACCCTTTAAATGTGGTAGGCACTCCCGTAAACTGTAGTGTAACTCCATCTACTATCAGTGCAACCGATAATACTTTTACTGCTACTTTTTCTGGAATTGAAAAAGGTGATAACTTTTCTTTTGCACTTGCAAACTCTGGGCCCGACTTCGGCACAGACAGTGATGCAAACTTTGTACATTTTATTGATGCAAACAGTACAAATACTAGCAGTTCTAGAACTCCGATTACTTATAGAAATAACTGGGGTTATGTAGATGCAGATATTTTTCATTCCAGCACAATTTTTGGAGCTACAGTTGGATACGACCGCCCCATAACAACATATAGTGGGAGTAATATACTTTGGTCAAGTGTTGGTGGTCCTTTCGAAAGGGCACAAACTGAGCGGAGGGGCGAAACAGACAGACGTATATATCTTCAAGTCTATACTAAATGGAACACTGCAACAAGTTTTAGAAGACTAAGCCGAGGATATGTTTATAGCCCTGAATTTACAGGCAGTACCGGAGACTATATAACTTATAACGGAACTGTAAGCTCTACTGCGAATAATGATAAGTGTATTGTTTGGGCATTAAATATAGGAACTGGTGATTGGGTAGAAATACAGTCAGACACTTTTACTGGAACTCGAGAAACTCTTCCATCTGACGGAACTTATCGAATAATTGTATTTTTATACCAATATATAAACAGTTCTAGCTCAATAACTTGGAATAGTTTAATTTTAATAGAGGAGTTTACAAGATTTAACTCTGCAGGAGTTACTAAATTAGAGCTGACTGTCTCAGGTGTAGGGGTTATAGACCCAAAAGAAATAATTGAAGCTGCAACAGTTCAAGAAGTTGGAGATTCGTTAATACATTTATATGAGCTTACTCTTCCTCCTGGAACTACGGAGGAGACTTTATACTTTCATAATGGCTTAGATTTTGCTACGGGTACAGGTAAAAATATTTATTTTGCTAACAAACAAGGAACTACTTTAAATGAGTACTTAGCTTTTCCTATATCAGTAGACGGAATAGAAACCAAGTCAGGGGCCACAAATAGACCTACTTTAAGCATGGCTAACTTAACAAAGTTAGGTAGAATTTTAGTAAATAATTCAGACGGCACCAATGATGAGACTACTCTTCAAACTTTGTTAACAGAAAATAACTTAAACAGAGGTTTAGATTTACTTGGGTCTTCTTTAACGGTAAGAAGTACTTTATTAAAATATACATATGCCTCTACAGATAGTGCAACTGTACCTATAGAGTACCCAAGTTATACTTACATACTCGATAGAGTTGCAGGTGAGGAGGCTATAAACTTACAAATAGAACTTTCAAGTCCTATTGATGTTCAAGATGCAAATATCCCCGCAAGAGTTGCAACTGGAAGATACTGCTCCTGGGAGTATCAAGGCGGAGCTTTGTATCAACGAGGAGGCTGTTCTGTAAATGGAAATTCTTTTGATAGATTTTTTGATGAAAATGATGCTTTAATAACCGCAAACATAACCAAGTCTACAGGAACAAATGTAATTCCTTTATACAGTCCTACTTCTTCCTATGCTCTTGGCGACAAAGTAAGAATAGAGCCTATTGCAGGTAAAGGATGGAGAATTTTTCAAGCTCTTAATACAGTTCCTGTTGGTGTCAGACCTCATCTTTCCGCATACTACTGGAAACGAATTGATATTTGTGGAAAGAGGCTATCTTCTTGTAAGTTAAGATTTCAAGGGATACAGTCAGAGCTACAAGCAGACTCTGACACTCTTGCAGGAACCGTTCCTGATTCTACATACCTTAATACTTCTCGCTCTTTACCTTTCGGAGGTTTTCCAGGAGCTAAGGATGCCGAAATTAATGGTTGAAGATATTTATACTCATTTTGAAAAAGAATACCCTAACGAAGGTTGTGGAATAATAATAAATTCAAATAAATTTATTCCTTGTAAAAATGTTAACCCAAGCCCCACATCTTTTTCTTTTTGTCCAAATGAATTTTTAGAGCTTAGAATAAAGTATAATATAACCGGAATTGTACATAATCATATAAACGAAAGCAATGAACCTTCCGACATAGATATTGCAAATTGCAATGCGTTAAAAATACCGTACTATATTTTTACTTATCCAGAAATGGCATTAAATATAGTTGTACCAGAGGGAATAACAAAATGTTAAGAAATGTATACTTACAGGGAGAGCTCGGCGAACGCTATGGAGAAAAGAGACAAATAGATGCAGACTCTTTTATAGATGTTATAAATTGTTTATCTGCAAATTTTGACGATTTTCGTTCTTATTTTGCAGAGTGTCTTGATAAAGATATTTATTTTGCTTTTAAAATAAGTAATAAAGTAGCAGAAAATGCAGAAGATTTTTTTATTCCTTTGCAAGAGGGCGATATTATAATAACTCCTGTACCTGCAGGAGAAGGAAAACTAGGAAAAGCCTTAGGTGCCGTTCTTGGAGTTGTTTTAATGGTTGCTTCAGGAGGGCTGGCAGCCCCTGTAGCCGGCGCATTGGGACTTGGCGCTAAGGGGACCGCCGTTGTTGGAGGTTTGTTTAAAATGTTAGGCACCAATATGTTTAATAGTAACATACAAAAATTATTAGCAGAAGATCCTAGTGCAGATACCGACCAAGATCCTAGTTATTTATTTACAGGAAGCGATCAAAATATTTCTTCAGATGATCCTGTACCTATTTGCTACGGAAGATTAAGAGTACCAAGTAGACCTGTAAGTTTTGAAGTAAGAGTAGAAGATGAAGTGCAATACTCAATTTAAAGAGAGATAACAGCTATGGCTATGGAATTAAATAAAGTACGCAGTCCTTTTAAAGCAGTAAGAAACTCAGTACTTAAAACAAGAAAAGAATTGGCTGCACAAGCTCAAGAAGGCTCAAAAGGCTCAATAATTTCTGCAACCGATCTTTTGTGTGAAGGCCCTATTTATGGATTGGTAAATGGAGCCGCTTCTGTGTATTTAAATAATAATCCCGCAGAAAATGGTAAGATTGCTTCTTTTTCACCCTTTAAGACTAATACAGTAGGGGGCCAGACAGCAGGCACTATTACTTTTAGCAACAGTACTACTGGAACTATAGACGCTAATACTGTTTTGCCTCCGGACTTAGTTACTGATACTTCGGCTCCTAGAAAAATATATTTAGATGGAGAAGGAGACGCAAAAGTTCCTGTAACTATAAGTAATTTTCAAGACTCCGGAGAAACTAAAAGCTTAGTTACTTTAACAGCAACTTCTGGAGGAAGTTTTTCTACAACTGTTCATACCACTAATATAGGAAACAGAAACATTGAGCTAGAGTTTATATATGCTGACGGAACTCGAACAAGGCTTCCAGGAAATTTCAGTGTAAGTAATTCTAGTTCTGGTACTTTTGTATGGTCTAAAGCTAATGGAGCATTAGATCAAGACTCTTTGCCGGGGGAAGGATTTTTAAGGGTTGTAAGAGTAGCTGACGTTACAGCAGTAAATCTTAACGCTAGAACAATTACAACAGATACTACTTTTAATGGTACTTTTGGATTTAAGCTAACTTCTCAATTTACTTTTGAATCTGGTGGAACTACCGGGGGCACTTTTGACCCTACCAAACCTTTATCTAAAATTTCTCAGCTTCATGTTCAAGAAAATGTAGGAACCTACTTACAAAAACCTTTACCCTCTGTTGCAAGCGTAGGAGGCCAAACTACAACAAGCGGTAGTACCTCAGGCGTAAACTTAGTACAGTTAAAAATGATGAATCCCGCAGAAGTTGGATTAATGGAATTTGATAGAAACTATACTGCCGCGTCTCAAGGAATTTTACCTTCAAATACTTACTCAGATGTAAAAATATACGAGCCTGGTGGTATGCCAAATACTGCAGGGTACACAGGAAGTGATACAGCGGTTCCTGGTTCTCCTGATTATACTGATACAAATAATGATCCTACAATTTTAAACGCATCTGACTTTGGATTAACATCTGCTACAAAAATTCAATCTGCGGATAAGGTGTCCTTTAATATTACATATCCAAATGGTCTTTATTTTAGTCAGGTTGGAAAAAGTAAAAAACAAGAATGTTATGCTTTTTATGATATTAGAATAGAGTTTCAAGAAAGCGGTTCTACTGTATGGCAGTATGAACAAAAATTATTTAACGGACAAGAGGTTAAGCATAAAGGCGCTACAAATTCTGCAACAACTTTTCAGCACATAATAGAGCTACAGTCTTTTTCTGATATTAATTATACAAATTTTAGAATAAAAATATTTAGAGTTACAAGGCATAAAGGGGGGCTGCCTATACACAGCACTGGAACTTCCGTTAGAGTTGGCAAAAGCAAGAGAAAAGATAAAAGTAAGTGGCTTGTAGTTGCAGATTCACAAGTAGATACGCTACAGTCTACTGTAGTAGATTTACTATCTTATCCTTATACTGCTCATGTTCAAACTACTTTTTCTAGTAGAAACTTTGCAGCTACCCCAACTCGCACTTTTGACATTAGAGGAAAGTTAGTAAAAATTCCAAATGGGTATGTTCCACGAGAAGCATCGCCTACAGGTAAAGCTATTTATCCTACTTTTTGGGACGGCAGTTTTTCAGAAGAGCTGTTTTACACAGATAACCCTGCGTGGATATTACTAGATATTCTTACAAATGAAAGATACGGAGCAGGGTCTTGGGTTTCTCAAGCTGACATAGATATTTACGCTCTTTTTAGAATTTCTAAATTTTGTGACGAGCTAGTGGATACAAAAGAAAATGTTTCTGTAGGTGGAATTATTCGTGGTGAAATTTATAAAATTGTATCTCTAGGTACTACAGACTGGAATGATTTGGCTCAAACTACAGGAGTCACATACTCAGTAGGGGATGAAATTCGTCCTGTTAAAAAGTTGTCATCTATAGGAACTGGCAGACTAACCAGATTAGAACCTAGGTTCAGAATGAACTTACTTTTAACAAGAACTGCTCCTGTGTACAAAGTTGTAAAAGATATGTGCAGTATGTTTTTAGGAATGATGTATTGGTCAAATAGCAAACTAACACCAGTACAAGATCTGCCCCAAAAAGCGGTAGCTAGTTTTTCTAAAGCCAACGTTATAGGAGGAGATTTTTCTTACGAAAGTAGTTCTTATACTAATCGAACTAATCAAGTGGTTGTACAGTGGAATAATCCAGCGGCTAACTATGCTTTAGAAAAATTAATTGTAGAAGATAGTGCTGCAATAGTTTCTGCAAATAAATTAATACGTGAAGAAGTAACCGCTTTTGGATGTACTTCTGAAAGTCAAGCTAAGAGATACGGTAAGTGGAAACTATTTACTGCACAAAATCAAAATGAGTTAGTTTCTTTTAGCACCGCTCTTGAAGGAAGATTAGTTCGTCCGGGCGATGTAATAAATATTCAGGATACAAGCAGACAAAACTTTTTACACAGTGGTCGAGTATCTTCTGCAACTTCTACAACCATAACTTTTGATAGAGAAGTTCCTTTTACTTCCGGAAATACTTATGAAGTAATAGTACAAGTGCTAGGAGGATCCGCTTTATATACTGGAGCAGATCCAATAAGTATTAATAGTGTTACTTATAATTCTGGCGTTTTTATCCCTCAAGCGTATACTTATGAGTCGGGAAGTCTTGCATTAACAAATTTAGATACAGAACAAAAAGCTTCAAATGCAATGGATATTAATGGCAATCCAATTAGTATTGAATGGAAGCCAAACTTTAAAACAGAAACTTTAGAAATAGTTAATCCAGCAACTACTACAAATTCAGTTACTATAGCTAACTCTTTAAGTTTTTCAGATACTGTTAGGGAAGGAGTTATTTGGTCAATAAGAGAAACTTCCGGAGGAGGCGAAGTTTTTGGCAGCTCAAAGTTGTATAGAGTTATATCGACTACTTTAGAAGAAGATAAAATAACTACTAGAATAGAAGCAATAGAACAATCTGTAACTAATAAGTTTTTAACTTTAGACGAAGAGGGGGAGCCTGTAGAATTATCTGATGAAGAGGCAACGGCTTCAGAGGAAACTGAAGTTCCTCCTCCCGAGTTTGTAAAAGTTGACCCACGAGGCTCTCCAATTAGAGACAGTATTTTAGTACTTAGTTGGAGACCTCCGTCAAATTATACAGCTATAGACCACTATGATGTAACTTCAACTATACCGGAAAGAGAGTCATTTACTATTAAAAAGACTTTTGCTTATTTTAGAGGAGTAGAGTCTGGCACACATAATTTTGCAGTTAGGACAGTTTCCACCAATGGAGATGTTTCAGAGTGGGTTCCTATAGTTTATGACACATCAACGGATGACGCTGCTGAAACCGTTCCCATGGAACATGGTGTACCAAAATGCGGAAATACTTCTTCGAAAGGAGCAGTTAGAAGAGACTCGGTTTCTTCGAGTGCAGAAAAATACAGCAGAACTTCTCCAGAGTTTTATGTAAAAGAAACAACTAGATCAGTTGGGGCAAGATCCTTCACTAGATTCGAATACGTTTGGAACGATCAAGTTGTAAAAAGAGCCAGCAGCGCCAGAGTACTATTTGATCTTTCGGGCGATAAATACGATAAAGGCTCTCAACAAGCTGTAGAAACTCCTGTCACTGGAATAACAAATACATTTTTTGCAATAAAAAGCACAAGTACAGCAGGCGCAGAAGGAGCAGAAGTTTTTGAGTTCGAAAATTATCCTGTTACAATTTCTTCCTGTGCGGATCCAGAACGATTTTTTACAATTTCTTCTAGATCCCCAAATGGTTTTGTTGACCTGTCAGGAGTCGTAGATGATGATCCTCGAGAGTTATACGTTTATTTTGACGCAAGTGTTCCAAAAATATTTTTAGCAGAGTGGGATGTAAACGCCAACGGAAATGAAGGGCCTCCTTTCTGGAGAGATGCAAATCAGCCTATGACAGATGCTTGGACGTCAGTTACTGGAAGTGTAAATATTGAGGCAGGGTCTTCCTTAATGGTCGGAACGGGGACTTCGTTTTTATCAGACTTAGAGATGGGCGATACAATAAGTTTAGCAAATTTATCAACACAAACAGAAACATTAGGAAAAGGGGCAATAGTTAATAGTGTTGTAAGCGACACGGTAGCAGTTATTGATAGAGTTTTTTCTACTACTGTATCTGTAACTAATTTATACAAAGCTTCGTTTAAAAGCGCCGGCGCAGAAGATACCTTATTACTAAGTGTT